TGGTGTGAGTTACCTCACAAGATTCATATTCTCATCAAAGGTGAGAATTTGTTTGACCTTGTAGGTCTTATCTTTTGGACAAATCATATCCTGTGATTCAGGTGAAACGTGTCCACATACTGAACAGATTGGGTGTAATTTATTGAAGTTCATTTTCTAACTTCCTTTCTATCTAATAATAAAATAGTAGCAGGGGGGACTGACAATTTCCACTAGACAAATGTGAACAAATCGGACATTGGTGATGTGAATCACAAGATATTTATGTGATAAGCGCCACATATGGGCGCTCTATTTGGACAAATCGGACATTCTAAAACTCTGCATCATACAAAATAAAATTATATTAACATTTTTATAAATCTAAATTTATAGTCGACTAGAATATGTTTCACATGAAACATGGGGCGGGAATAAAGAAATGCTAAAATTATCTCAGTATGAAATCCGAAAAGGTTTCGGTAGCTAAGCAAAAAGCTTATCTATATAAATACATACGGGAATATAAGGAACGACATCCTTGTGTTGACTGTAAGGTGCAGTATCCCTATTATGTGATGGATTTTGATCACGTTCGGGGGCGGAAGCACAAAAACGTCATGGAACTTGTTCCTACATTGTCCAAAAAGAAAATCGATGAAGAGATAGCTAAATGCGAAGTAGTTTGCTCAAATTGTCATCGTATTCGGACACATCTTCGGAAAATAACTAAAGAAGGACGGAAATGATAGAAAAAGCACTCTTCCTCAGTCTAACCATATGGGTTATATATTTTATGTTTATCAAAAATCCTAAGCAGTAATATGGAAGCTATATTCTTCTTTCTTGGATGTTTATTAGGCGTAATTATTATTGGATCCGCCTTATTTGCATCCTTTGGTGAAGATAATGATCATTGGAGAAGGAAGGGGTAATATTTCTCTTCTAGTCCGCCGCCGCAATTTTTTGGCACTTTTTTGCAATTGACCGCAATTGCACTATTTAGTAAGATAGATCCTCTAGCGGATGTTGCATATTGGTAGTGCCTCTGCCTTCCAAGCAGAAGGGGTGAGTTCGATTCTCATCATCCGCTCTCATGGACCATAGCTCAGCAGGCAGAGCGGGAAGCTGTTAACTTCTAGGTCCCAGGTTCGATCCCTGGTGGTCCAGCGCCTTGTTAGCTCAGTGGTAGAGCAATCGCCTTGTAAGCGATAGGTCATCCGTTCAAATCGGATACGAGGCTCTTAGTTAAATCCACCAGTATTTGTAAAGTTGGCGGAGTTTAAAGATACTTTCTGCCAGATATTTGTAGCTGTGCATATATATAGAGTTCCGCTATTTCCATCAATACAAATTTCACCAAGTGTTCCCGTAGCTGTTCTACTATTTGGATAAAGTGGTTTATAAGCAAGACCAACAACTGCAACTGGGTTGGAATTGATCCACTGAGATGTGGAGCTATTGTAAGATAGAATCTGTTTGTCAGCAGGAGAAGTTATTGTTACATCTGTTATTCCATCTAGATTTTGTAGAAGATTTGTTGCTACACCTGCACCACCAGTTGGAATATCTATATAATATCCTCTAGCAGTTCCGCCCTGTTCAAAAAATCTTAATCTGTTTTGCCAAATATCTACTGTTACGCCATTGGTTATTGTTGTATTGGTAACTGATTTATTTAAAAATATTTCTCCGCCTTCGTCTCCTAGTGAATAGGTTGACTGTATTTTGCCTGATATAGAAAGATCAGTTCCATTAAAAGTTAAGTTTGCACTACCAGTTGGATTATTTAAAGAGTCTTTATATATTACTTGATTTGCTGACCCAGCTGCGGGGCCAGTTGCACCAGTAGCACCAACTACACCTTGAGGTCCAGTAACACCCTGTGGACCAGTAGCGCCTTGTATACCAGTAGGTCCTGTAGGACCTTGTGGGCCACTTAATCCTTGCGGTCCAGTTGCACCTGTTGGTCCAACATTTCCTTGTATACCTTGGATTCCCTGTATTCCTTGTTCTCCTTGAATTCCTTGAGATCCAGATGCTCCAGTAGCTCCTATTGATCCTGTTGGTCCAGTAGCTCCAACTTCTCCTTGAACTCCTTGAGGACCTTGTGGACCAACTATTTGTCCAGCATCATACCATGAATCTCCATCCCAAACATAAAGATTTCCATCTTCTTGATTTATATATGCGTCTCCAATATTATTTTGAGAAGATGCTAGTAGTGATGAATTTTGAATACTTCCAATTAAATTTATAGATGTTCCTGGGCTTCCTTGTATTCCCTGTAAACCCTGTATACCCTGTGGCCCTTGTGGTCCAGTTGCACCTGTTGGTCCAGTAGCACCAGTTGGTCCAATCTGTGTATACATTACTTGCATTACTGTAATAATTGCGGAAGGAATTGCTGGACCGTCCATTGTAGCTGTACTGTATGGCATTTTTATATTATGATTATCTGTTGTCCAATAAATTTCATAATAATCATTTTCTACTGCATCAACCATAAAATCCCAAGCAGCTACAACATAAGGAGAATTTGTATTAACTGCAACACGAGTATTAGTATCTGGTATTTCATTTCCATTTTTTGTTAACCAAATTTCTACTGTTGTTCCGTTACCGCCGCCGCCTGTGTTGTGAAATTGAAAAGAAAATTGTATGTCATATATTCCAACATGTGCAAATGTAATTTTTGAATCATCAACAATAGATATACCATTAGCTTTATCTAAAGATCTTACCTTAACTGGTATTCCTATTGACTCTTGTCCTTGAGCTACTGACTGTGTATATACATCATAGAATGATCCATAGTAACCTAATGCTCCACCAGCACCAGTAGGTCCAGTAGCACCTTGTGGCCCTGTTGCTCCTGCTGGACCTGTTGCACCAATGTCACCTTGTGGACCTGTTGCGCCAATGTCACCTTGTGGACCTGTTGCACCAATGTCACCTTGTGGACCTGTTGCGCCAGTTGCACCAACTGATGCTGCTTCTCCAGGAATTCCCTGTGGACCCGTTGCTCCTTGTGGTCCCGTTGCACCTGTTGGTCCTTGTGGACCAGTTGCTCCATCTCCTGTGCCCGATATGCTAGTAAAACCAACTGTACTTTGAATCATGTAGATCTTTCTATTGACATACAGGCAACATTAGTTGCGGCTTCACCTATAGCATATAGTCTATCTGATGGCCTTAATTCTACTGTAAATGCTTGTTTTGGATAAAGCAAAAACCCATAATTTAAAGAACTTACAGTACTATTACCAATATAAACATTATTTACTGTATCAATATTTTGTATCACTAAAGTACATACTCCATTAATAGAATCTTCTATAGTTACTTCTACTGGAACTGTTGTAGATAATGTTTTTATAGTATGTCTAATCATTCTCTTATTATACCTCCTAAAAAGGACAAATCCCAATCGGAGGCGGATCCAATTGGGACTTGCTACGCCGAAGCGTAAGCACGGGGAGCAAACGGTGGGATGCTACGACCCGTACTGTCTAAGTATCACATATCTTATTTTTTAAGTCAACTACTTTAATCCCAGGAATTTCCTCTGGTTGTTTTAATTGTATATTTTTCATCACCTGTTAAATCGTACAGAATATCCATTAGAGAGACGCAATGATCATGTTTCCAGTAGAACTGGCATCTTCCGTTTTCGACGCCGTGGCAATTTCCTAGCCGTTTTTCTAAGGCTTCTATAAACCACCTCATAGCTCCAGTTGCCATAGCAACATCATCATAATAATTTTGAAATTCTAAACGAGCACTATTCATATACCGAACTACCTGATCGATATATAACTTATTCATTTTCTTCCTGTGGAGTATAAGACGGAGCGGGACCCAATAAATATCCTTGATCATGATATTTAATCATCTTATCTACTTCTTCCGCCCCTACTAATTTGCTGGCAATAATAGTCATAACATCATAAATGCGATGAAGCATAATATAATTAACCATATCTAGGTTTTGTGCAAGGTCTTCTTTGTTTTCTTCAGTCATGGTCTACCTATATCTTCCCAGAATTTTTCACGACCCATTTGGTCTGTTTCTTTTATTACTCCACCATCAGTTTCTTCCGACGGCTTTTTCCATTCTTCCATAAAATTCCAATCCTATTTCTTTTTTGTAATCACAAGAAAGGCAGTATAGGTAAATTTTATCATTGATATCTTGATTAGGCATTAAAAGGCCTTGGTCTAGTGGGCAATCCACTTTTGACACAAGGCCCTTTTCTGCAAGGGTTAAATATTTGGACACAATCTGTATCCGCAATTTATCTCCTAACTACTTGGAAATTTCTGTAACCACGCTTTTGTGGCTGGCGTTAAGCCTTTCCATGATGACCAATCCTTACCGCCATTGGTCATGTGATACGTTATCTCTGCATTTATTACTGGATCGAATAGTAGTACATTTGATCTCAGTTCGAATTTCTCTTTACGATCTACACCAAGGTTTCCTAGCATATTGATCTGAAAAATTCCGTAGGAACTGTCTCCAGTTTTCCTGTTACCGTTATAAGCCATTGGGCGTCCATTGGATTCCTTCTTGGCTACTGCCCAAGCAATTTTAAGTGCTTGGCCTTCAAAGCCTACAGACTTGAGTAGTTGCAGCAACTCTTTATCTGTAAGCACATCTGAAGGTTTGTATACAGTGTTGCTGAATTTTTCCAGCGTTTGTTTCTTCAGTTTTGCTTCTTGTGCTTTTGAGATCTCTGGTTTTACAATCAGAGCCTCAGCTGATGGCATTGGTTGAGGCTGGACTCCGAATAGAAATAATGTTATCATTCCTATAGCTGTCCAACTGTGAGCAACATCGCTCAGCTTTTGCTTTATATTCTCCATTGGGGTTTCCTCCTTTAGAGATAACGAACTATAATAATAACATTGTTTGGCAAATCGTGTCAAGCCAGTTGACCAAAAAATAAAATGAAAATATCATTCTCAACTCCAGTCGTAAATATGAAATCTAATAATGGATACGGTCATGCTGGTACAAAAATAATTGATTCGCTAAAAGAATTAGGTCATGAAGTTGGATTTCAATATCCAAAAGCACCTGTACAGTTAAATTTTTCTCAACCACCTTTTTTTAAACTGCATAAAAATCAATATCAAATTAGTTACACTCCATGGGAATCAACTTTAGTTCCAGAAAAATGGCGTGAAACATTAGATTTAGTTGATGAAATATGGACAACATCTGATTGGTGTGCTAATGTTTTTGAAGATGCAGGATATAAAAATATTCGTGTTTATCCGCATGGAATAGATCCTGTTTGGGCGCCCCGCCGCCGCCGTGACAGCGATGTTATAAAGTTTTTACATGTCGGCGAGCCTGCGCCACGGAAGGCGGGCCAAATGGTTGTTGATGCTTTTGCAAATTTGTTTGGTAATGATCCGAGATATTCTTTAACACTTAAAGTATATAATCATAATACTACTAGAATATATAATAATTATATAGATAAGAATATAATAGGTTTACCAAATAAAGTATATAATAATATATATATAATAGATACAAATATGACAACAGAAGAATTAGTTCAATTGTATCATCAACACGATGTATTAGTCTATCCGTCATATGGTGAAGGATTTGGATTTATTCCATTACAAGCATTAGCTACTGGTATGCCAACAATTTGTACAGATGGTTGGGCACATTATGATAATTATTTAGGACCATTAAAATTAAAAGCGGAACTAATAGATTCACCTTGGCCATTTCCGCATGAAGGAAAAGTATTTGAACCAAAGTATCAACATCTACTTGAACTTATGAGAGATGTTGCTATTAACTTTAATGCATATTCTGGATACTATTACGCTCAGTCAACTAAAATACATAATGATTACAATTGGAATCAGTTGACCAATAATGCATTTGATCATATCTTTAAAAAGTTTTCTTAAACCCCTTCCCTCTATAAATAAAGTTTGCTAGAATTGGAATCTATCTAAATTTTAAATTAACCGTAAAAAGGCGGAGAAAAGGTGTTATATGTCAAAAGTTATTGAAAACCCATATGAGAATTTTATTGCATTGTCACGATATGCAAGATGGATGCCAGAAGAGAATCGTCGTGAAACATGGGGAGAAACTGTAGATCGCTACTTTGACTTCATGCTTAATCATCTTGGAAAAAATCATGGATACACCCCAGATGAAAAACTTGTTACTGAACTTAAGGATGCTGTTTATAATCGCAATGTAATGCCTTCAATGAGAGCAGTAATGACTGCAGGTGCTGCTCTTGACAGAGACCATGTTGCAGGATACAACTGCTCATTTGTTCCAGTAGATAATCCACGATCATTTGATGAAACGATGTATATTTTGATGTGTGGAACTGGTGTAGGATTTTCTGTTGAATATAAGTATGTTAACAAGCTTCCTGCCGTCCCAGAATCATTTGAAAAATCAACAACTGTAATTGTAGTTGAAGATTCAAAGACTGGATGGGCTAAGGCTTATCGTGAGCTTCTTGCAATGCTATGGGCAGGACAGATTCCAGCAATTGATGTATCAAAACTTCGTCCAGCAGGTGCTCGTCTCAAGACAATGGGAGGTCGCTCTTCAGGACCACAACCATTGATTAATCTTTTTGATTTTACTATCGCTAAATTCAAAGCAGCTGCAGGTCGCCAATTGAAACCTATTGAAGCACATGATATTATGTGTAAGATCGGTGAAATTGTCGTTGTCGGAGGAGTTCGTCGCTCTGCAATGATTTCTCTTTCAAACATTAATGACATTGAGATGGCTGCAGCAAAATCAGGCAACTGGTGGGAGAACAACTCTCAACGTGCATTATCAAATAACTCAGTAGCATATTCTCGCAAACCAGATATGGAGCAGTTTATTGCTGAATGGAAGAACTTGTATGATTCAAAATCAGGGGAACGTGGTATATACAATGTGGCTGCTGCTCAAAAGCAGGCAGCAAGATGGGGACGTAGAGACCCTGAAATCCATTACGGAACAAACCCATGTTCGGAAATCATTCTTAGACCTTATCAGTTCTGTAATTTATCCGAAGTTGTAATTCGTGAAAACGACAGTCTTAAAGATATTGAAAATAAGATAAAGCTGGCAACTATTCTTGGAACTTGGCAATCGACACTAACAGACTTTAAATATCTTCGTAAAATTTGGAAAGATAATACAGAAGAGGAACGTTTACTTGGAGTTTCAATTACAGGTCAATTTGGACATACGTTTATGTCAGGAAAAGAAGACCTTGATAAGTTAGGAAAGTTTTTAAGCAAATCTCGTGATCTTGCTAGAGAAACAAATAAACAAGAAGCGACAAGAATTGGAATCAATGAATCTGCTGCAATAACCTGTGTCAAACCATCAGGAACAGTTTCACAATTGACTGGAGTATCTTCAGGAATGCATCCATGGCATTCAGAATATTATATTCGCACAGTTCGTGGAGATAAGAAAGATCCTCTATCAACATTCTTAAAAGAAGTCGGAATTCCAGTAGAAGATGATTTCATGAAACCAAATGATACCTATGTGTTCTCATTTCCAGTAAAAGCTCCTGGCGGTGCTATTGTTCGTAATGACCTAACTGCAATTGATCATTTGAACACATGGCTCGTTTATCAGCGTGAATGGTGTGAGCATAAGCCATCTATTACAGTATCTGTAAAAGAAGATGAGTGGATGGAAGTTGGTGCTTGGGTATATAAACATTTTGATGAAGTATCAGGTATTTCATTTCTACCGCATTCTGATCATTCTTATAAGCAGGCTCCATATCAAGAAGTTACCGAAACAGAATATTTAGAACTTCTTGCAAAAATGCCATCTTCAATTCGTTGGGAAGATTTGTCTTTTTATGAAACAGAAGATGGTACAAGCGGAACACAAACTCTTGCATGCACATCAGATGGTAATTGCGAGATTGTGGATATTTCAGCTTAGTAGTATAATTAATATTAGGGGAAACCCTAAATCCTGGGCACCGTGCCCAGAATAAGGAGGTCTTTATGAAAGAAGATCTTGATAATGATGGAAAGGTAACAATGCAGGAGAAAATTCTAGCAGCGTTAGCAAGCTATGGTCGCCATTTCCTTGGTGCCGCCATTGCTCTATACATGACTGGCAATACTGACCCAGGAGATTTAATTAAGGGTGGAATTGCAGCATGCTTGCCTGTTATTTTGAAGGCATTGAATCCAAACGAGCCTTCGTTTGGATTCACAAAGAAGGCATAATTTAATTAGTATATTAGGACGACTCCTGTGCTAAAATAAGCATAGGAGTTTTCCTATTTAGGAGATTTTCGTAAATGGCAGGACAAAAAAATTGGGAAGTAGATCAAGATACTACTTTCACATTTGTAGTAGAATATAAAGATCCAAATGACGCAGTCATAGATCTAACTGGCGCTACCGCCAAAATGCAGGTGCGTGATGCAACTGGTCAAAAACTTGCTTTTACTCTAACATCTCCTAGTGGTGGAATTACAATCGATGGCTCACTAGGAAAAGTAACCGTTCGAATGACTCCTACTCAAACCAAAAAATTATTTTATCCAAAATCTATCTATGATTTAATAATCACAGATTCAAATTTGGTTAAAACCAAATTGCTTGGTGGGTATATAACGCTCAATAGAACGGTTACAATATGACAGAAAATATAGTAGTCGTAAATAGAACAGAAAATTCAGTTATAGTTGGAACCCCAGGACCACAAGGCCCAAGGGGTAGAACTATATTAAATGGAACAGGTGCTCCTTCTAATAATTTAGGACTAGAAGGCGACTATTACTACAATACAGTAACAACTGAATTCTATGGACCTAAACTCTCAGACACAACATGGTCAGGAGCTCATATTGTACAACTTGTACAAACTGGAGCTGAATACGCCATGTCTTATTCATGGGAAATAGCTCAGGTGTCGGGACCAGTTTCTGGAATATATTCTGTATCTATAACTCATAATTTAGGCTTCTATCCAAATGTTACAGTTAAAACAAGTGGCGGAGACATATTAGAAACAGGCATAGATTATAATAGTATTAATCAAATAACACTGACAATGGCACAACCATTTTCAGGGACAGCGTACCTGTCGTAAGGAGAAAAAATGGCAAGATTATTCGTAACTGGCATAAATCTCAATAAGAATGAGCTTTTAAACGCCAGAATCCAAAACCTCAGCACTGCGCCGTCAAGCCCAGTAGCAGGTCAAATTTATTTCAACACAACAGCAAATGTTTTGTATTTCTACAACGGAACTGAGTGGGTGCCAGCCTCTGGTTCTACAGAAGTAATTCAAGACATAATTGGCTCTTCTGTAATTGGTGGAGTCGCTTTAACTGCAACATATAATGATACTTCAGGTGAGACAACAATTGATCTTGATAATACTGCAGTATCACATGGCTCATATGGTGGAGCAACAAAAGCTGTATCATTTACAGTAGATCAACAAGGTCGTCTAACTGCAGCATCAGATCAAAACATTTCTATCCCATCAACACAAGTAAATGATTTTACTGAAGCTGTTCAGGATGTAATTGGTTCATCACTCGGAGAGGGTGAAGGAATCGATATTCAATATAATGACGGTTCTGGAATAACTGTAATTTCTGGAGAAGATGCATCTGATACAAATAAAGGTATTGCATCGTTTAGTTCAACAGACTTCACAGTAACATCAGGAAATGTAACCCTTAAATCAGAAAGTGTTCAAGATATCGTTGGTGCAATGGTTACAGCAAATACCGAAACAGGTATTACAGTAACATATGAAGATTCTGATGGAACTCTTGATTTTGCAGTAACAGATCAATTCCCATCACATACAACATCAGATCTTGCTGAAGGTACAAATTTATACTATACAGCAGAGCGTGTACAAGATGAAATTTCAACAACAATTGTTGCTGGAACAGGATTAGATTCAACATATAATGATGGTGCTGGAACATTTACAATTGATATTGATTCAACCGTAACTACAAATTCTGGATCACAAACATTAACAAATAAAGTGCTTGGAACAAGTACTTCTCTTGGTGCAAACCTAGATGCAGGTACATACAAGATTACAAATCTTGGAACTCCAACAAACTCAACAGACGCAGCTACAAAAGCATATGTAGATGCAGTTTCTGAAGGTCTTCATGTTCACGCTGCAGCTAGAGTTTATGTAGCAGCAAATATTGACCTTTCAACAGATCTTGAGGCAGGGGATGTAATTGATGGAATTACACTTATTGCTGGAGATCGTGTACTTGTAAATGGTCAAACTACACAATCACAAAATGGTATTTACATAGTTCAGGCATCTGGAGCAGCAGTACGTGCACTAGATTTTGATACTCCAACAGAAGTTGCTTCTGGTGACTTCATATTTGTATCTGCTGGAACAAATTATGCAAATACTGGATGGGTACAAACAAATAGCCCAGCAACAATTGGAACTGATCCAATTAGCTTTACACAGTTCTCTGGTGCTGGAACATATTTAGCTGGAGCAGGAATAACATTAACTGGAAATACATTCAGCGCAGATGTTACTCCAACCTCTGGAAACCCATCGTTAATTAATACTGGTGGAGCAATCGAAGTAAAGACAGATACATCTCGTGGTCTTTCTGTCGATACCAATGGTGTTGGAATCAATGCAGGCACAGGACTGACATTCTCTTCAGGAGCCCTAGCATTTGCTTCAGGGTATGGAGTACGTAAATATTCAACAGATCTTGGAGATGGTTCTGCAACATCATTTACAGTAACACATAATTTTGGAACAAGAGAACTCACTGTTCAAGTTTATGAGAATGGTTCACCATATGCTCAAGTAGAAGCAGATGTAGAACATTCAACTTCAAATACCGTAACAGTGGCATTTGCTACCGCACCGACAAGCGCACAATATAGAGTAGTGGTAGTTGGCTAATAGTGGCTAAAAAATTCTTAACTCCTGTTACCCCGCCTTCGCTGGCATCAGATCCAGCAAGCGGGGTAGCTGGAGCTATTTATTACAACACCACTTCAAATGTTTTAAAATTTTATAATGGAACAGTTTGGACTGCAATCGGTACAGGACAAGGCGGAGGAGGGGCTGCTACAACAATACAAGCCCTAGCATCAGCTCCAAATTCTCCAACACAAGGCAGTATTTATTTTGATACAGAAGAACAAACAATTAAAACATATAATGGAACAATTTGGTATGATGTTGCAGGTCCAAAAGAATTGTTAGATCATCAACACTATGCAGGAGAAGGATTAGTAAGGCATGTAGACTATGGACAATATGTTTCTGATTTAAATTATATTGTTTCAATGGACGGCGGCACAGCAAGTTCATCCTATGCATCAGCACCAGACAATGATATAATAGATGGAGGAGTGGCATAGAAAATGGCAGTTAGAATTCAGCTTCGTAGAGATACCGCTGCAAATTGGGTTTCAGCAAATCCAACATTGCGAGCTGGTGAAATTGGTATTGAAACAGATACCCTTAAGTTTAAAGTAGGTAATGGTTCTTCTCCATGGAATTCAATTACTGCATACGCAAACGTTGTGCCAGGAGATTTAAATACAACTCTTAATGGATATCTTGAGGTTGGAGATTTAAGCAATACCGTCGCAGAATTAGTAGATGGATCTCTTTATATCCCAGGAACAGATATTATATTTGAAGGAACTGCAGATTCACATGAATTGACATTAACTGCCCCAGATGTAACTTCGGATAAAACAATTACTCTTCCAAATGCTACAACCACTCTTGTAGGAACTGATACTTCTGATACACTAACTAATAAAACTCTTACATCCCCCGTGGTTTCTGGTCTAACTTTATCTGATTCAAGCATCGTATTTGAAGGTGCGGTAGCAGATTCATATGAGACCACATTGACGGTTGGAGAACCTACAGCAGACCGTACTATTACTCTTCCAGATGTAACAGGAACTGTTATTACAACAGGCGATACAGGTTCTGTTACAAATACAATGCTTGCAGGGTCAATTCCAAATAATAAACTTGCAAATTCCTCAATTACAATTAATGGATTTGCAATATCTCTCGGCGGAGAAGCAGCATACTCATCGGATAATATTTCTGAAGGAACAACAAATAAATATTTTACTGATGAAAGAGCACAAGATGCAGTAGCACAAGCTCTTGCAAATGGAACTCATACAAATATTACAGTTTCATATGATGACAATGCAAATTCAATATCACTAACTGGTGCTCAAACATATAATGACGAAATGGCTCGTGATGCAATTGGAGCAGCATTAACTGGCGGAACTGGCATAACAGTAACTCCAAATGACAATGCAGATACAATTACAGTTGCCGTAGATAGCACAATTGCAACAAAGAGTTATACAGATAGCGCAGTAAGTACTGGAATATCAAATCTCATAGCCTCTGCTCCTTCTACTCTTGACACATTGAATGAATTGGCTGCAGCGCTAGGAAATGATGCAAGCTTCTCAACCACAGTAACAAATTCAATTGCTGGTAAGGTTGCAAAATCTGGCGATACCATGACTGGAGCTTTGACATTATCAGGAGCTCCTACAGTAGATCTACATGCAGCAACTAAAAAGTATGTAGATGATGCTAAGGATGCAGCACAATCTGCGGCGGAATCAACAGCAGCATCAGCTTTGTCTACGCATGAATCAGACACTACAAATGTTCATGGAATTACAGATACATCTAAGGTGGTAATAACAGATGCGTCTCAAACTTTAACCAATAAAACCTTAACAACTCCTACAATTGCATCATTTGCAAATGCTACACATGACCACACAAATGCTGCAGGCGGAGGACAAATAACATCATCAGCAATTTCAGATTTTACTGAGGCTGCACAAGATTCAGTAAATTCTGCATTAACAGCAGGATCTGGAATTTCTAAAACTTATGATGATAATGCAAATACAATAACACTGGCAAATACTGGTGTTCTATCTTTGACTGGAACTTCAAATGAGGTAGAGGTATCTGCTTCAACTGGTGCAATTACAGTTGGATTACCAGACGATATTACAGTCTCTGGATATTTAACATTATCAAATGGACCAACTCAGGCATCTCATGCCGCTACAAAAGCATATGTAGATAATGTTACAGCAGGATTAAATTTTCATCCAGCAGTTCATGTAGCAACAGTTGCAAATCTTTCTGCAACATATAATAATACAGCTAAAACTTTAACTGCTAACGGAGGAGAACAAAATACTCCACTTGTAATTGATTCTCAGAGCATGAATGTAGGAGAAAGAGTTCTTGTAAAAAATCAAACAAGTGCTGTACAAAATGGAATTTATGAAGTAACAAATGCTGGTAAGTCAAATCCTGGAGGAGAAAACTGGGTATTAACTCGTGCAGCAGATGCAGACAACAGTCCTTCTGGAGAAATATCATATGGTGACTTTGTATTTGTAATGACTGGCCCAACAAATGCGGGCTATGGATTTATTATGACTACAACTGGAACAATTACATTGGGAACTTCAAATATTAACTGGACTCAATTTAATGCGGGACAAACAGTAGTCGCAGGAAATGGTTTAACAGAAACATCACCAGGAACCATTGCAATTAATACAGCAGTAACTGTAGATGTTAATAGCGTTCAATCTCTAACAAATAAAACAATTAGTGGAACATTTACTGGAAATATTACAGGTGATGTAACTGGAAATGTATCTGGAAATGCTGAAACAGTAACTAATGGAGTTTATACTACAGGTTCTTATTCGAATCCTTCTTGGATAACCGCTCTTGGTTGGTCTAAGATTACATCAACTCCAACAACGGTTTCAGGATATGGAATTACAGACGCAGTAGCAACTGGTGGATCTTATTCAAATCCTTCATGGTTAACAGATCTTGCATGGTCAAAGATTACATCTACACCAACTACAATTTCTGGATATGGAATTACTGATGCTCAACCAATAGATGCTGATTTAACAGCAATTGCTGCTCTTACTGGAACATCAGGACTATTAAAAAAGACGGCAGCTAATACATGGGAACTAGATACTAATACATATCTAACTACATCATCTGCCGCATCAACATATTTACCACTTACAGGTGGTACCCTATCATCAGATCTTACAATTACTGGTAATTTAACAGTAAATGGAACTACTACAAATCTTAATTCAACTAATCTAGTTGTTGAAGACAAGAATATAGTAATTGCTGATGTTTCAAGCCCAACTAATATTACTGCAGACGGGGCTGGAATTACTGTAAAAGGTACAACAGACAAGACCTTTAACTGGGTAGCCTCAAATACAGCATTTACATCATCTGAAAATATGGACCTTGCTTCAGGTAAGACATATAAGATTAATGGAACTGATGTATTAACAGGATCAGCACTTGGTTCTGGAATTACAAGTTCATCGCTAACATCAGTTGGAACAATTGGAACTGGTACTTGGCAAGGATCAACAATCGGACTTCTATATGGAGGTACAGGAGCTACAACAGCTTCTGGTGCTCGTTCAAATCTAGGTCTCGTAATTGGAACAGATGTACAGGCATATAATGCGACACTGGCAACAGTTGCTGCAGGAACCTACACTGGTTCAACAAGTATTACGACTCTTGGAACAATTTCATCAGGTACATGGAATGGCACAACAATTGCTGTTGCAAATGGTGGAACTGGTGCAACATCAGCATCTAGCGCAAGAACTAATCTTGGATTAGCAATTGGCACAGATGTTCAAGCATATAATTCCACATTAGCAGCAGTGGCGGCTGGTACATATACTGGTTCAACAAGCATTACAACGCTTGGAACAATTGCAACTGGTACATGGTCTGGTACAACAATTGCTACAACAAAGGGTGGAACAGGACTCACATCTTATACTACTGGCGATATTCTATATGCATCCGCATCAAATACTCTTGCTAAATTAGCAGCAGGAACCGAAGGATATCTATTAACGATGTCTTCAGGAGTTCCAACATGGGCAGCGGCCCCAGTAAGTCTTCCGTCACAAACAGGATATTCAGGCAAATTCTTAACTACTAATGGTTCAACAGCATCATGGGCAGATACACCAATTACAACTGGAACTGCAACAATTTCTGCAAATACTGCAACAACAATTGATACGAATGCTCTTAGCGGATTCACATCTGCAGAATATATGGTATCTCTAAAGCAGGGATCTAAAGTTAGAACTTCTAAAGTAATTGTTCAAACAGATGGAACAAGCGTTGATATGACAGAGTTTGCAATTACTGAAACTGGAGGAACGATGTCTGGTGTTGTAGTATCTGCTACTACTTCTGGAAGCAATGCTTTGCTTCAAGTAACAGTAACAGATGCAGCATCTACAAACGTAGCAGTTAAATTTAGCGAAGTAAAATTCTAGGAGGGAAGTAAGTGGCAGATAAAAACTTTAAAGTAAAATCTGGACTAAATATCCCGATTACTTCAGCTGCTATTCTAACTACTGATTCAAGTGGTAATATTTCTTCCACATCAGTTCTTCCATTAACTGCAGGCGGAACAGGACAAACATCAGCAACCAATGCCATAAATGCTTTACTTCCAGTACAAAATGGATCTACAGTAAATTATGTAATTCAATCTGATGGAACAAATATTAATTGGGGTAAACTTTATAATCAGACAATTAAAGATGCTGGGACAACAGTTACTCCAAGAGGAACAGTAAATTTTGTAGGAGCTACATTTACAGATAATGCAGGAACAGATACAACTACAATTACATTTACAGATACTACTGGAGTTTCAACATCTGGCGGATCTACAATTACTACAAGTTCTGCATCAGTTAAAGGTTTGATTATAAAAGGCGCTGCATCACAAACCGCCAACCTGCAAGAGTGGCAAAATTCATCAGGCGCAGTAGTTGCTTCAATAGACTCTTTAGGAAAGATAACTTCTTATAATAGAGATACAGCAGGTGGAAATAATAATTTAACTATAAGTGGATATTATAATGGAAGTACGT